TGGACACATTTAATTTTGTTTTTCTTCTATTGATACTTGATTTATTTATCAATCGATAGAAGAATAACTTCATCATCTGTATTGATTGCTTTTATATATTTAAACAATCAGTTAATATATGTATGCGCGATGATGTAGTAACATGCATATATATATTAGAAAGAAGACAATCTTAATTGTTGATTGTTCTCTCAATTTTAGTGTGCTGTTGTTCAATACTATGTTTAGCAGCTTTAAGGCAAGATACAGCAGCAAAGGTTGCAACTGTTACAGTACCAATAACAAGTGCAATACGAGCAGCACTACGAATTTCTTCAGAGTAAGAAGAAACAAAAGTTACGAAACGATTGAAAACAGTTTGTTGGTTACGTTTAGCCATGATATTACTCCTTCATATTGAGTAGTTAAATAAAAAGAACACATATGAATGGCTGTTCACATGTGTCCATAAAGTCTTTTATAAGCAGTTGTTAAGAGGTAACTACTTAATGATTTGCACTAATATCAGCGCGTGATGACTAATATATTTTAGATGTCATTAATCACAACATCTGATGTATTATGTTTGCAAGCTACATCATCGCTCAGAACTCCATTTATTAAATAGGTTCACAGAATGCCCAAGAGCAATGATACACACTAGCGCCATCTGTATTATTCATACAAACAGCATCAACAGGTGTAACAACTCTAAGAATGATAGGATTTCCTCCTATTGATCTAGCCGCTCTACCAGCATATATTTTAGCTAAACCAAGATCATGAGTATAAAACACACGATCAAGATTTTTCTTTCTTCCTTTTTCTGAAATAGTTTCAGTTGCAACAGGCGGAAGAAGAATAAAATCAATTCCATTAGCATCTGTTGTTCCATGATAGTAAATTCTGTTCATAACATTTCTCCAATTAAAAATAAAAAATGATTAATGCTTCCCCAATGGATAAGATTCAAATGCACATATATGAATTCACATTCTATTGGTTTATTCAACCCAGGGGGCAAATCCCGGATACACCCCCATGTTGCAGAGGAGCTATAATACACACCTGGTACCCAACCTCATTTTGAGAAATTTTAGTATCAGGTGTGAGATAAGTTTCTGTGAAACTTCTACACACCAGGAGTGCACACGTAAAATTGTTGTAAATCACTCCTGGTGTTAAACAAATTGCAAAGCAATTTGACACACCAGGTGCATAGCTGTGAAACCTATCATACAATTGATGTGAATCAATTCTGATGTGAGTCGGGTATATCTCTCCATACATCTCACCCAGGGGGCTCTTATCTGTCTCTCTACTTTCCCTCTTATATCTCTCATCTCATTTTTTATTTTTATTTATTTTTATTCCATATAGGGGTTTTGGTTAATCAATCATGGTGAAGATGATTTTTATCATTTGAACTATGATTGTTTGCATCATCTTTAAGATAATTGTCTGCGTTAGCAGCTTTAGCTAGAATTTGATCAATAGACAATCAATTGTTTTTGTGTTAGCTGATACATGGTAAGATGTGCTATCAGGCTTTGTGCTTGAAACTTTTGCAAAAGATTGATTTATTTTGTTTTATTTGCTATATACGTATATATGAAAGGAGTTATTACTTATGAGTCTTGCTCAAAGTATTTATACTCAAACTAGGAAGTTTTTATATGATAGTGCTAAAGAAGCTCAGTATGCTAGAGGTGCTGCTATTTTAGGTGCCGGTGGTGCTGCTTATGGTGCTTTTAGAGGTGTTACTTCTGATAATACTACTGTTATGGGTGGTAGTGTTGGTGGTGGTACTTTTGGTGCTGCTTTAGGTGTTGGTGCTGCATATGCTTTACACAAAAATGCCGGCGCGAGGTCCTTTCTTAAAGACATTCATGCTTCTGCTTTTGGTGTTAATGCAAGAGCTAAGAATTTAGCTGAGAGAATGGAAAACACTGGCGTTCCTCTTGGAGGTATTAGTCCTCACAGTAGATATAATAATGCTGAAGCATATATGAACAGTTTCGAAGGATTTGCTGGTAAGAATGCAAATGAGAGTCAAGGTATTCTTGGTGGATTGGGTTCTGTTGTTCATGATAAAGAAGATGTTGCTCGTGCTTTCAATAGAAACAAAGGTTTCTTTGATGAAGGGGATGCTAGATTCACTGATGATGTTCGAGCTAAGAGAGATGTTTTCTTTTCTAAGGAGATTGAATGATGACTGGAATAGGTGAATCTTTAACCAGAGGAGCTAGGAAGCTTGGTGAGGCTGGCTTGACTGATGCAGACAAAGCTGCGGCGAGAGCTCTTCATGCCAATATGGACAATTCAACCAGATTAGAAAGAATGATGCACAACAATGGTGTTTTAACCGCCGGCGATGTGAAATCCCGCTTGTTTTCTTCTGCTATGGTTGGTGGTGCTGTTGCTGCTCCTTTTGGTTTGGCTGTTGCATCTGGGACTGGATCTGACAGAACCTTTGCCGACACTATGCAGATTGCTGGTGCTGGTGCTGCTATTGGTGGATTGATTTCTGCCGGTATCAATGCAAGAAGAGGGCGACTTGGGAGAATTGTCACTGATGCTAAATCATTTGCGCATGGTGTCAATACCAAACAAGATGCTATGAAAGTGAATTTTGCTAAAGCATTGTTCACTGATGAAGCCACTCTTCAACAAGAGGCTAAGGCTGCATTTAAGAATCAAAAAGGTTATGATGATGCTATTCGTAAGTTCAATCGTAACTTTGCTGGGCAGGCTGATAGTGCTCAAGGTGGTGCTGGCTTCAGTTTTAATGACAGCATTAAGAATGCAGCAAATCAAATGAAAGAGGCTGTTCTTGGGACTGCTAATGCAAATGCCTCTAAATTGTCTGGTTTCAATCCTGGCAAATTGAGAATTGGGCCTGAAATCACTCCAAAAATACCTCCTGCTGCGCAGAGAGAATCTCTGAGTAAAAAGGCTATGCAGTATGCTATTGATAGATCTGAACAGAATCGCAAACAAGCAATGCAAATTGGTTTGAATAATCGTGTTGCTAGTGCATATGAGGGAACGTCTTGGGCTCAAGCTGAATCTAAGCTTGCTCAAAAAGGTTTGAACGCTAGATTGATGGATGCAGTTAATTCTCCTAATGTTTCTGTTAGAGCTATTAATGATGCATTTGACAGACGTCAAGGGATTTCTGCTTCTGCAACATCAAGACTTAAATCTGGAAGATCAATGTCAACTGAATCTGTTTTCGCTGGAAGTAAAACCTATTCTGGATTGAACAGCGGGGGTGCTAATTGGACTGGAGCTAACAGTTCTAGATTTTCAGGAGGGTACAATAGCAAAAAAGTTAGCAGATACGGTTAAATATATTTTCAGGGAAGGAGAATTGGCAACTCTTCTTAAGGTTTTATAAATGGAAAACAACACAAATCAAAATGTTGGCGCGGGGAGTGGTAATAGATCCCGTCCAAAACGAGATCATAAACAACAAAATCCTCAACAAAGGCAACAGCAAATGGCTCAACCAAGAGATATGATGTTCGGGATTACAATCCCACGAACGATAGGAGTCTCGGCACTCTTATCTGCTTTTTCAATGGTCCTATACATTGCATGGGTCGTAGCAGGAATCAATAGCAAAATTGATAACTCTGTAGATCAGATTGAACAAACAAAAAGAGAACTTCAACAACTTAAAAGTGAGATCGTAACACGTTCCGAATTGGCAATTCAATTGCAATCAATGCAAAGGGATATTGACCGAGTTAATAACCAGACTCATGAGCTTCGTTCTAATATAAATGAATTAGATAAAGAGTTGAAAACTGTTATTAGGGAAGCAAACAAAAGATGATAGAAATTATAAAGAGAAATTTGGCACTGTTCGTTTCTAGAAAACTGTTCTTTTCTCTTTTTGTTTTTCTGTCTTGTTGTGTCTTATTGGACCGCGGGAAGCTTGTATCTACATCATTTGAGATGATCACTATCTCTATTGTTGCCGCTTATTTAACATCTAATGTAGCAACCAGATACACTGTTGGTAGAGATGGTTTCACCGCAGATTCATATGGGCAAAGAAGAAAGGCCCTCCCTTCTCCAGATGAGGAGACTGAGGAAGAGCCTGAAGAAGAATCCACAATGGAGGAAAGAGGGTTTATGTCTAAGGTTAAGGTGAGCAAATGATCCTTGAAAGACTTAAACAAAATTCATCTATCAAACGCAAGTTTGGTGTTCACGGCCGGATTAAATTGAAACTTAAAGACGGTTCTGAAAAAATGATTTACACCCTTGAATCTCCTTGGGATTTCAATGAAGATGAAAAGAATGGAATAGTTGGCTTATCATGTGTAAATGAGGGCAGCTATGATATTGTTATAGAAGAATCTCCTGTGCTTGGAATTAAAGTCCCTTTTATTGTTAATCCTAGTTTGAATGTTCAATTAAGACAAAAAGATAATGCGATTGACAGAACAGGGCATGCTTTAGTTCCAAAAAATGATATAGATATGTTCAGTATCTATGGCAGATATATTCTTATTGGATCAGATATTCTTCGCCACAATGAAGGATTTTATGAACCTACAGATGGAACAATTGCTTTAAGCTACCTCATGGAGCACATTAAGGAAAACGGAGATAATAAACTGGTGATAAAATGGCTATAACTAAATATGAAAAACTTTCTAAAACTGGAGAAGACTTAATCAAGGGATTCGAAGGGTTTGTTGATCATGCCTACAATGATGGCGTAGGAATTATGACAATTGGCTGGGGGCATGCAATTAAATCTGGAGAATCTTTTCCTCCTCAAATATCAATAGAGGAAGCAGATGAGGTTTTCAGAAAAGATGTTCAGTTCGCTATTGATGCTGTTAATAAACTTGTAATAGTTGAATTGTCTCAGAACCAATTTGATGCACTTGTTTCATTTGTCTTTAATACTGGCGTTGGAGCATTTAAAAATTCTACTCTATTAAGAGAATTGAATTCTGGCAATTATGACATAGCGGCCGAGGAATTTAAGAAATGGAACAAAGGAACGGTTAACGGAAAGAAAGTTGAACTGAAAGGTTTAACAAAAAGACGCAATGCCGAATCTGAATTGTTTAAAACAAAATAATGTGAAGGCGCAGAATGTTTCTTCGCTTAAAATAAAAGGACCACAGGTTAATTCCTGTGGTCTTATTTTTGTCTGTTTAATTTAGTTCGATTTCAAATTCAATCAGATGGAAGTCTGTGTCGCCTGTAATTTCTGCTGAAACTAGGATCGAGAAGTCGTTTGTTCGTTCACCGTTTTCCTGATATGTAAATGAATGTGATACATCTATTGTGTATCCGTTTCGTGTTTCCTCTGGATTAAGAATTCGCCCAAGAACCGTATTGAGTTGTGCGCTTAGTAAATATGGAGATCTTGTTTCTGTTGCATGTTCGCTACAGTTTGATAAAGTTTCCAATACAGACTGTTTTAGCTCTGAAATCAGTGCAGCATCTTCTGGTGTTACATCCGGACTAATTCCGGATTCATCGACCATGTAAAAAATCCCGTCTGGAAGTGTTGTATGACTAAGTCTTACTAGCGGAATAGTTGATGATCCCTCTGTTATTTCATCTATTGATGTAGAATCTCCTGCACGAATTAGATCCCCAATATGCTCTGATTCATCTATAAAAACTTCTGTTGGTCTAGTGCCAACTATTTCGGGAGGATTGACCCATACTAGGTTAGGTTCCTCAATAAACGCCTTTAGTTCTTCAAAAGACATATTGCTTCCTGAGGAAGGAGGGGTTGGCGCCTCTCCTAAGGCGGTTACGTTTAGGACTTGACCAGTAACAAGATCTTTATTTCCGTTAAAGATAAAGTCTTTTAGTTCGTTTTGGGTTAGTACATTGGGTTGCATCTGAATGATCCTTTATATGCTTCCATAATTTCAATATATGGTGTTGGAAAGTTTCTGTGTAATTTATTAACTGTTGTATCGTCTGTCACTTCGATATACAAGTTATCTTGATTGTATTTGTTTTCATATGCTTCTGCATCTTCTTGGTAAGTGTGGTTAATATAGTCAACCAATGCGCGAGGAGAGTTAAATGGGTTATCAGATTCATTTGGGAATCTATCATCAATTTCTGATTTTATTGTTTTTGGCAAATTTAAAACAATTTGCATATCTTTATGTGGAACATATTTAATTCCCCTATTGTAATTGATTGCCGAGTTGAACAGCATAACAATGATTTCTTTTAGAGGAACAACGTAGCCGTCTAAGCTCTGTTCTAGAATTATCGAGTAATTGATATTATTCTTAATTTGTTTAAATTCTGGTTCACCAGTTTCTTCATTTACTGTCTCAACAGTTGTTGTACGAACAATACGGTAAGTCAACAGGGCAGTCGATAAGATAAATTTATTTTCTAATTCTTCCATGCCAGTCATGGATTTCCGTTCTTCTTTTGAAACAAGATAGATAACTGGGTAAATATCTAGTCTTTCTAATTCAAATTCACTGAAACCCATATAGTTTTCATAGAAAATCTTTCCTAGTTTTTCTGAGACTACATCATTCGCGGCCCACACATCTGTTTCGAGAGTCTTATCATTAAAAGATAGTCTTG